CTGCCGACAGATCGGTAGTGTCCACAGTCGTAAGCACCGCCAACATCGCCCGAAGATAAGAATTGATTGCAGCAAATACAAAGCTCATGCTTATCCCTTTCGCGGATATAGGCGTTAAACACTGTTTGCACTTCTTTGATGTAATCCCTGGCAGTCTTGAGCGCTTCTTTGCGTTTCGTTACTAATGTTTTTTCTTTTTGTCTAGTAACTTTAGGTACTTTGACGGCACATTTTGGGGAGCAAACTACCTGGCCCATGCGCTGTTTGGTAAATTCTTTTTGGCAGATTGAGCAGTTAGATAACTTCAATCTTGCACCTTCCACTCAATCCCGTTCTCTGCACCCCAAGCAAATAACCATTCAATAAACTCAGCGCCATCGGCTTTTGAGAATCTTCGTGATTGAATCCCGACTTGTACTACTCCTGAGTTATCCAGATTCGGGATGATCGATCCAGCAGTACGGCCTGTTTCTCTAGCAAAACGATCTAAGAGCAGCCGCTTCCAATCATCTGCTAACCATCTGCTGCCTAAATGCTCTGCCTGCTCTGCAATCTCACCAATCATGGCGTGATACTTCTCTTCTTGTTCCCGTGTTTTTGAGAGCGGCTTTACTTCCAAGACGAGCTTATGGCCTGCCATCGTCAGATTCTTAGCAAAGTCCCAGGCTTGTTTAATGCACTGGTGCGCTTGACTAGGGTTGTAAAGCGAAAGAGTCAGCTTCTCGGTTGTCATTCCCAGGCTTTCTCATACCAGCTAGGATAGATTCCCTGGATGGAGCATTGCGGCTTCTGGCAATTGCCGCCAGCATTGCCTCCTGATGTATCCGTGATGGCCTCGCCGATTTGACCAGTCGTATTGCACAAGATAGACACGCCAATACATACATACCCGACGAATGGGATGGGAATTCCGTGTTTGCAGGCTGGGTGGCACATGATGGACATTTAGGCGGCCTTTCTAAATCCATTAGTAAATCGTTTGATTGCAATGAGAGCCTCTTCTTTTTGCTTTTGAGTTACAGCAATCTCAGCTTGAGTTGGCTGTTTGGTTATCAAAGAATGTGGCTTATCGGGAATACGCCCTGCTTGAGCGCACAAGTCTTTGAACTCGATTGCAGACGGAACAAACTTGCCCATGTTTCCCAAAGCAAAATCAATGGTTGGCTTGTACGTTGCGTAAACTCCAAGCATTTCGCCCCATGTCTGTCTAACCATCGACAGATCAACGCTTTCCCAATGACGGGTGAATGCTGCTCCGTAAATTGCTCCCATACGACCAAAGATGTAATCTAATCCTTGATCTGGAGTGCAAAAATCAGTTGGTGAGTAAGTTCGCATTACCATTCCCCATCAATCCACGAGTTAGCCCAGACAAAACATCTCGATTTTTGTCACCAGTTGTTTTTTTCTTTTCAATCCACTCCGCTTTAAAACCACGCCATCCGTTCTGGCAGCAAAGCTCCATGACTGATTGCAAGGAAAGGTTTGCTTTTGCAGCCTCTCGCTCTAATCCTTTGATTGCAGTATCGGTAACGGGTGCTTTCAGTCCTTTGCGTAATTTCACAAAGTCTTGAAATACAGAATCACTAACTCCGTCAGGAGTCTTAGTATTTATTATTGGTTTATGGTTAGTGGTTAGTGGTTCTTGGTTAGGTGGCGTTTCGTGTACGACTGGTGTACGAGTCGTGCTTTCACCTCTACGCTTTGCTTCTCTTTCTAAAGCTATCTGTTTGTTTTTATTAGACAAGTTGTGATAGTCATCAAGCTCATCTTGTATGCGTGATTGAACATAACGATCACCATCTAAAGTAAAAAATCGCTTTAAAACAAACTCAACATCAGCTATTTCTTCTTGTGTTAATGCCCATGTCCACTCGATCGCTTCTTCAAGCGTGGGGAATCGTTCACGGTCATAGCACGCATCTATCAAAAGCGTGTACGCTCCGTGTTGCCTCATTGTGAGGCGTCCTGTTTTTTTGGCGTAGTCGCCAATGTTTTTTCTGTAATAGTGCATTAGTTAAATAAAACGCCTTGAGGGTTTTTAGAAGGGATCTGTAATAGCTCCGCGTATTTATTGCTCTCTGGATTCTTCTGCTCCCCTACCGATACCAGGGCTTTCTTAGCCACCAAGGAGTTGCAACGTCCGCAAGTTGGGCCATCACGCCATCCCAGCTCATCGGCGATCTGGCGACGGGTTCTAGCCTTCCCGTCCCCCATCACTGCCATGACTTCCATTTCTGTTCCTGTCAATGCAGCAGTAGATAGGCTGCGATACGCGCTTAAACTGGTTTGAGATACCTGAGTTCTCATTCTTCACCCTCCAATAAGAGATGTTCTAGGCTGTCTGGCCTAGTCATGGCTGCTTCAAACAATGTGCAAAACGCCCTCATGCGATCTGGATCAATCGTGCGAAAAGAAGTCGGCACTACTTTGAGATCTAGGGCTGCGAGTAAATTGGAAAAGGTTTCCAGGTGTCCATCCTTGAATCGACTGACTGTGGATTCATGAACGCCAATGAGCTTGGCTGCTTCTACCTGACCTTTGTTGGAAAGCGAACACAAGATTGTTCGTTCGATCTTGCGTGACAGTTCAAGCTGATTAGGAGATAGTTCAGTCATGAGTTACCTCCTTCTCTGCCAACTGAGCAAACAAACCTTCAAGAGAAACACGAAGGCTTGCCATACAGTCCTTAGACGTTCCGTTCCGTAAACGGCTGATCGTTGGTTGACTGGCGCTAACCCGCTTGGCAATCTCTGAATCAGATAGACCTAAATCCGATATTTTTTGAACTAATTTTTGGGAGCTGTTTTCCATATACATCACTCTATACGCAAATGAATAGTATTGTCAATACGCAAAAGCATGATTTTTTGCTTAATCCGATTCACGGACACATAGTTCAGCCTATGAATATTGCAGAACAAATTGATCAAGCGATGAAGGCTTTTCGTCCCAAGCCAATGTCGCAAAGCGAACTTGCTCGGCGATCTGGCGTGCCACAAGCAACAATCTCGCGCACCTTAAAAGGGATTTCTGTACCAGAAACGGAAACATTGACTAAGCTAGCCAAGGCATTAAATATAAAATTTAGTCATATCGGTACTACCTCTAATGTCGGACAAGCCCCAGACCTATTAGGATTAGTTCCCCTCATATCGTGGGTGCAAGCAGGCAACTGGGAGAATGTCATTGACAATTTAGCCGTCACCGAAGGTGAACGCATAGAAACAACATACCGAGCCAAAGAGCATACTTATGCGCTGCGCGTTAAGGGCGATAGTATGGAATCAAAATTTCCAGATGGCTGCATCATCATTGTTGAGCCAGATGAATACCCAAGGTCAGGACAGTACGTTATCGTCAGGCAGAATGGGGATGAGGCGACTTTTAAGCAATATATTGAAGATGGGTCATCTAAATTATTAAAGCCCCTCAATCCTCGCTACCCTATTATGGAAATGCGCAGTGATGCTGTATTTTGCGGAGTTGTAAAGCGCATGGAAATGGATATATGAGTTTTGGTTTTCAATTCTTAGCATTAGGAATTGGAATTGCCATACCCAGCTATGGATTAAGACTTACTAATCCTGGTAATACTTATCTCATCCTTTATATCCCGGCGGCTATATTGACATCCTTTGCGATATACATCGTGTTTAGAAAAACACAATTCATTGCGCTGATCTCACAGCTATTTGACAAATCTTATGTGTCACAACTAGCCACCTTGTTTACAGGCGCACTACTTCTGGGCACGCTTACTGCTGTCCTACTCTTTTGGATTAAGAGCTTTACTTACTAACAACATTTAATTCAAAACCACCCGCTACGGCGGGTATTTTTTTATTTTTTTACTAGGGATTACCCTGATTATTGAAATATTTATTCATTCTCGTATTGCTTTATTTATTCATTCGTGTATAGAATAGGGCCTAGCAACACTGATTCACCGAAACGAAGGCGAGTTGTAGGTGATTCAAAGGATTAGCAGTCCGTCAGTGGCAGGCGAAATAAGCCCTAGGGCGTAAGTAACCAGCAGCTAAGAGTAGTAAATCGATTTGCGGTTCCGAGAAGTAGGGGTGCAATGTAACAAGGCGAGAACGAGGTTCGATAGCCCTTGCGAAGACCCCTACAACTCACCTACATACGGAAGGTAACAACATGAAATACATCGTGAAATGGGTAGATTACAAAGGGGATCAGCACTCGACTGGTTTATTAAGTAAGACTGGAATGATCCTAGCAACAGATCACTTCTTAAATGATTCGGACATTGATCCTGATTTGGTTCAAGTTCAAGAATTAACTGAATCTCAATTGTGGGCTTTGCAATGAAAAACATTGACCTTATTACCCCAAAAGAGCGCTTGATCTTTACTGAGCAATCTTTAAAACAAAAGTCAGATCGTTATTTCAAATACTTCATGGTATTTGCTGGATTTTACTTTGTTGCAGAAATTGCACGCATTGCGTTTATCGCTTAATTCTAAGGAAAATAAAAATGAGTAATGCACTCACCACACTAAGTAAGAATCTATCTGTCAAATTTGGCATGGGAGAAGAAGCAAATGTATTAGAAACACTCAAGGCCACAGCATTTAAAGGCCAAGTTAATGATGCCCAAATGACTGCCTTATTGATCGTTGCTAATCAATATGGTCTTAATCCCTGGACAAAAGAGATCTATGCCTTCCCTGATAAAAATAACGGAATCGTTCCCGTAGTTGGAGTTGATGGTTGGTCACGCATTATGAATGATCACCCTGATTTTGATGGCATGGACTTTGAACAAGATGAAGAGTCATGCACTTGCCGTATTTATCGCAAAGGCCGCAGCCACCCTATTCAAGTCACTGAGTACATGAGTGAATGTAAACGTGGCGCTGGGCCTTGGTTATCTCATCCTAAACGGATGCTGCGCCATAAAGCCATGATTCAGTGCGCACGCCTGGCGTTTGGTTTTGGTGGTATCTATGATCCAGATGAGGCCGAGCGCATTGCAGAAGTCAATATGGGC